GGTCTATGGCAACGCGCGGGTCTATGGCAACGCGTGGGTCTATGGCAACGCGCGGGTCTATGGCGACGCGTGGGTCTCTGGCGACGCGCGGGTCTCTGGCGACGCGTGGGTCTCTGGCGACGCTTCTATCTTTTGGGCTTCAAAAGTCGGAAGCGAAAACGGAACATTGACTGTTTGCCGTGCTAAGGCTGGGCTGTGTGTTTCCCGTGGATGCTTCTCGGGAACGGATGACGACTTTCTCGCTCGCGTCGATGAAGTACATGGGGCTGACTCCAAGATCGGTCGCGAGTATCACTTGCTCATCGAAGTTGCGCGCTCGCTTATTGACGTGACGACGCCAATTCCTGAAGAGGATAAGGAGACTACGGCGTGAGCACTCCCATTCGAGGCACCGAAGCTGTGAAGGCGATGCGAGATTTGTTTTCGGACTATCTCGTTGAGTGTGAACGTATCGAACGGTTCAAGGTTCGTGAGATAGGCGATAACGCAGGATTCTCGATTACGGAAGATGAAATGCTTGAAGTCTTCGAGCGCCGCCGCGACACCATCGCCGCCAAGCTTGAGAACAAAGGTTTCAAGGTGACGGCTGAGTCCAATGACACACTGCCATCGATTGCACGCGCAGCATCCCAACTCAATGAAAAGGAATAACATGAACATCAATGATCTTACCATCGGCCAGGTTCGCGAACTTACGGCCATGATTGGTAGCAAAACCATTCAAAAGTCATCGCCGTTCATCGGTCGTCACGTGATAGTTCGTGCTTACTCGGCAGGCGTACATGCGGGCGAACTGGTTAGCCAAGATGGCGATATCGTCGTTCTCAAGAATTCCAGGCGCCTTTGGAATTGGAAAGCTAAGTCCGGGGTAGCTCTTTCGGGTGTCGCGGTTCACGGTATTGATGCAAAGAACAGCAAGCTTGATGTCATTCTTGATGACATCTGCATTATTGGTGTGTGCGAAATCATTCCTACCTCATCTTCCTCCCAGGAGAGCATCAAAAATGCGTGAACGTAGGATGCAAGGTAATCCACATAGGAATCTAACAAGCTCCGGCTCCGGCTATGGCTACGGCTCCGGCTACGGCGACGGCGACGGCTCCGGCGACGGCTCCGGCTACGGCTACGGCGACGGCTACGGCGACGGCTACGGCTCCGGCTACGGCTACGGCGACGGCTACGGCTACGGCGACGGCTACGGCGACGGCTACGGCTCCGGTAAGGGCTAGGGAGGGGATGGAATGAACGCGATTGTGAAGCATGAAGAATCGACCGGTGTTGGCGTGCTTGCAACCCTGGCCAATCACTACGGCATGGATAAGGCGGCTTTCGTACAGACCGTGAAAGCGACGGTTATGCCTTCGAATGTCAACGTCACCAATGAGCAGTTGGCGGCATTCTGCCTGGTTGCAAAGCAGTACAACCTCAATCCATTCACCAAGGAAATCTTTGCCTTTACGTCACGCGGAGGCATTCAGCCGGTAGTGTCGATTGACGGTTGGATGAAGCTCATCAACTCGCATCCTGACTTCGATGGCATGACCTTTGTTGACCAAGTCGGAGAGAGTGGGCTAGTCGCCATTACGTGCCGCATGCACCGCAAGAACCATACGCATCCGATCGAGGTCACGGAATACATGGCCGAGTGCCGCCGTTCGACCGATACGTGGAAGCAATGGCCAGCACGCATGCTCCGTCACAAGGCCGCTATCCAGGCCGCTCGCTATGCCTTCAGCTTCGCTGGCATCATGGAGCCTGATGAAGTCGAGCGCATGGATGACAGGGTCGAGATGGTGCCAGCTGTGACTATAGAAGATGACCGCAAGCGTCGCCATGACGATGCCGCGGATCAGTACAGCCTTTCGATCCAGGCCATCAAAGACAAGATTTCCCATTGGGATGAAACCGAAGACCCGGACGACCTGTATTCGGTGAAAGAGATTTGGTACGGCCTTCCCGTAAAGGCGCAGGAGGACTTGTGGCTAGCCCCGACCAAAGGGGGAATACTCACCACCCACGAACGCGACGTCATCAAGACGAAGCTTCCCAAGGCTGAGTAAGCCATGAAAACCACCTTCCGCCTGTCCAAAGGCGACTATCGAGGAAGGGTCTTGGCGAATGCCATTTCCTTCATCTCTGAGCTGCCGGAGGAAAAGGAATGGAGGGTGACGATTGAACGGTATCGTAAGCCTCGCACTGACAAGCAGAACGACTATCATTGGGCTGTCGTCATCAAGATCCTGAGTGACGCCATGGGGTATGAGGGGGAAGATGTGCATGAGTTCCTGTGCGGCACTCATTTTGGATGGGTCGAAAAGCGTGTACCGAAGTCTCCCAATTTCCCATCCGGTATCCAAGTGGTACCTAGACGCACCACGACGCGAGATGAAAACGGTCAGCCATCAAAGCTAACGACAACTCAATTCTCGGATTTTGTCGAGTTCTGCCAGCGGTTCGCTGCATCGAAAGGTATTTACATTCCCGACCCGGAGCAATCGTGGCAAACAAACTAGAGAAGGCATGGATGGATGCGGTAGCCAAGCTTCCATGCGCAACGTGCGGCGTCTATGGCGTCCACGTTCACCACATCCGAGCAGGCCAAGGTAAAAGCCAGCGTGCAAGTAACTTCCTTGTGCTTCCTTTGTGCCCGCCATGCCATCAGGGTCCGCAAGGTGTTCACGGTGACAAGACGATGATGCGAATCATGAAGACCGACGAGCTTGGCCTTTTGGCCGATACTATCGAGGCAGTCTTCAGGGAGACGCGACGCAGTTAAATCCTGGGGCAGGTACGGTCAAGCGTGGATGTGGGACGCCCTGCCATGCGCGACGCCGGACAACGTAACCGGCACCTTCAACTTTTAAGGATCGAACCATGAAACCTTTTGTCGGCCTCCCTGTCCTGTTCACGGGCAAACACTTCACTAGCACATCGCAGAAACACGCAGCCATCATCGTCAGCGTACAGAGTGACAGCATGGTCAACCTGACCGTGTTCAATGAGCACGGGAACACGTATGGCGTCGTCGGCGTGCGACTGGTGCGCAATGATGATGAGATTGTCGGCGGCGAGAATTACTGCACGTTTCATCCGGGCATGTATGCGGAGGATGAGGTTGCGGGGCACGATGGCTTTATTGAGGATGCCTATACGAAGGAGGACGACGAATGACCACCGAACACGTCAGCGTGCCGCGCGAGTTGTTTGATATGGCTCGCGAGCAGATCGAAAGGCAGCGCCTTGCTGCGCTTGAATACGGATTGATCGACGTGGCAGAAGCGCATTCCTATGCACTGCACAAGATCGACGCCATCCTCTCCCGCGCCACGCCGAGCGATGATGATTTCTACTGCTGCAATGGCGTTGATTGCGGATGCCAAGGCATTACAAAGCGTGAATATGCCGAAGCCTGTTCCAAAAATCCGAGCGCGCCTCGCGTGGTGACGGCGGAGCTTAGCAATACCATCGCTGGCGACATAGCGGAGCACTTGCGCAACAAAGGCTGGTCGTCAGGTGGCGATTATCAAGATGACTTCCTTCCCGATGTTGAGATCGCAACACGCGCCGCCCTCGATTCCTTCGCCACATCCCTGCCAGCGGCGAGGGTGCCGGATGAAAAGTACGTGCGTGATGAACTGATCGAAGCGTCGAGCAAGTCGGGAGAAATGGGATGAGCGCCGAGTCGAATAATGTGGATATGATTTACATCCTAAGGAAATTTGAGAGGACATACATATGTGCTGGCCTAAATGATGAGGCATCTGATATGGCCATCATCCATGCGGCCATGTCCGATCTAATAGAATCACTTAATGAGGTGCTTCCTTACGTAGTAAGCGAAACGCTTGAGCATTGCGACGGAAACAAATGCCGCGAATCGTGGTGCATCGGGTGTTGCGGTGAGGAATGCGCAACGGATTCCGTTGCTAAAGCTAATGCCGCAACTACAAAGGCATATGCTTTGCTCGCCCGCGTCGGAGGCGTGGCATGACCACGCGCGAACAGAGGCTGCGGGAGTTGTGCGATAGGTGGCGAACACTTCATTACGTCGGGTTTGATAAGGACTACAAGCAGGGCTTGGAGGACGGACACGACAAATGCGCCGACGAGCTCGACGCCATTCTCGATGAGACCGTGGGGGTGAGCGATTCCATGCTTCGCCGAGCTTGCGATGCCTACGATGAGCATCAGGCTTCGCTAGCAGGCTATGCCATCCCCATGGCAATGCATGCGGCCATCAATGCCGCCCTCAAGGAGCCGGGACAATGACGAAAATGACGTTGGAGCAGGTGCGGGACTGGCATCGCGTTGTAGCAAGTGAAAACGCCGAACGACGCGCCCTTTGTTCGCCAAATGGTGAACGATGGGAATTGTGGAACGATGAGTTTAACAAGCAGGTGGCTATGGCCGACGCCATCGACGCCCATCTCGCCAAGGGTGCGCAGGATGCCCGCAAGGCGTTCGCATTCGATGCACTTGTTGCGGCTGGCATAGTCACGCAAGCGAAGGCCGATGAGTCACTCGCCATTGCAGATCAAGCCATGCTCAGCCAGCGCGGGGAGGTGGAGTGATGGCCTACTTCTCCAACAGCTCCGAAGGCTACACATTCAACGAGCAGTGCATGCGTTGCCGTTATGGCGAGCAACCGTGTCCGATTGCCTTGGTGAAGTACTTATACAACTACGACGCCTGCAACAACGAAACGGCCACGAAGATTCTCGATTCGCTGGTGAAACAAGACGGGACGTGCACAATGTACGAATTGGACCCTGATTGGTTCGAACAGCGTCAAGAGGAAATGCCGATATGACTAACAGCCACGACCAGCTGATGCCCTGCCTTGGATGTGATGACCTTCGATGCAATGACTGCTTCGAATCAAAGTGCCGCGAGCTTGGTTACACCCGCCCCACCGCCGTTGCATCCCATGCGGAGGGGGAGGCTTTGGTCACGTCCTGTTGTGGACGATCAGAATGCGGTGGTGAGTGCGGAAATGAGTGGAGTGGCATTGTTAATCCAGGCGATAACCAAATGCCATTTATGAGTGATGACGACGTTGAGCGTCTGTCGCTTCAGGCTGGATGGGAAGGCAACCGAAAGTACATGACTAAGGCTGACTTCCATATCTGGTGCGACCGCATGCGAGCTTTCGCTGCGTTGGCCCACCCTCCCCGCTCCGGCGATGAGGCGCTGAAGGTTCCTGATGGCTATCTGCTCGTGCGTGATCCTATCCATTGGGGACAAGAGGAAAACAAGGCATGGCATCGCGCCATTCCTTCAGTTCGTAACGCCTTCATAGCGCTAGCCAACGTCACGCCAAAACCAGCCGCCATGGCCGCGCGGGGTGCCGACAAATGACCATCAAGCCAGCCATCTTCAACACCGCCATATCTCGCGACTCCAGTCACCGAAGGCTAGAAGCCGAGATGGCCTCACGCAAGAAAGGCGTATCAGCTGGTCGCCAAGTCTTCAAAGTGGAAGGCGCGATCTACACGATCAAGGAGATGATCGCCAAGACCGGCAAGGAGGGTCGAGCCATCCAGAGGCGATACAGTGATGTGCACAAGAAGCGTCAGGTGAAGTTTGCCGACTTCGGTTAAACAAAAGGCCCCATCACGGGGCCTTTTTCTCATTCAATGCCAGCGTGGAAAGTTCTTTGGCATGTTCCTGCTCATAGGGTGTTAAGTCGAGATCCTGTGGCGCATCCATGCCTTCAGGTTGTCGTGCCGCCTCATGGATGAATGGCTGAAGCGCGCGCGTGTAATCAGCCCAGTTATATCCGTCTGCCTCAACGGCGGATCGCTCAGCGCTAGTAGCAAAGTCGTGTGCCACTTCATAGGACAGGCCGAGTTCATCCATCAATGACTTTTCGACACACTCATGGATGAGCAGATAACGCTTGATGCTCATCTCCTTACTACCCATTTTCAAGGTATCGGGCAAGCGGGCATCGAAATACACTTCAGGCTGTTGCGACCAATCTTTCGAATAGCCACCGAGATAGGGAATCCAGTGCGACCCTTCAACTCTGACATGCGATGCCAGGGTTTTGATGGCCTCATCAATATGATTCCTCGACAAGGCATCGTCGACGGGACGTCCACTACTCATCTTGAGCACATCCGATTGTAATACTCATCATGCGCCAGAATCTGGCGAGCGGTTTGGTCAGTCAAAGTGTCGTATCTGGATACCATGATGGGTTTCCATCCGATACACGGATCAGTCTTGACGCATCCAGTCGTGCAACTTGCCAGCAGCGGTAGCAGGATCAGCAGTGCCCACTTGCTGGGCGCCTTCCGATGGAGGGATGGGAAGATCAGGCGGGACGTGCACATCGAACTTGGGTTTGGGTAAGTCATTGACTTGCATCTCCACATCGGTTCGCGTGTCAACCTGTTGTTTGATGGCATCGGCAGCAGCTTGGGCATCGGCGGCTTTCTGGTCTTCAGAACCCTGAGATTTTCCCGCGTGCTTGGCCCATAGATAGGTGCCTATGAGCGCAAGCAGGAGGCTACCCAAGGCAATGAGGTATCCCTTGATCTTGAGTAGCCAGACCATGGGTCAATCCTCAGTCGTCTCGGACGGTTTTACGTCCTGAGCAATGGCAGCCAGATAACGGCGGGCATCGTCTGCATCAGTGAAGCCGGAGGCGAAAATCTCGCCCGCTTCGTCATAGATCAGGACTTCATTGCCTTTCTGCTGAATGGTGACAGCCTGAGGCTTGGGACCACCACCAATGATAATAATAGTTGAAATGACACGTACTCCTAAGTTGATGTCAAAAGTAATTCATGGAGAATTTTCAAAATATTAATGCTTGTTTTCCTTTACGGTTTGATTGACCAGCTCTTTCAGTTGCGGAGCCCATTGGAGCACCACATTGATGCAATCCTGTAATCGATCGATCTTGCGGGACTGATCAATATACAGGTACCCCAAAAACATGTTCATCGATAGCATGATCAGGCAGGCCGTGCAGCACAGCCAAGTCCCGACGCCGCCTGCATTAACGTTGATATTGGCGTTGCTTGCATTCATGGGTTGGGTCAGTTTGTTGGACATTTGTTCAAAACGGTCCATGGCTGCATCTAGACGATCAAGCTCCCCTGTAAGCTCGTCCACGTCTAACCTCCTTTTCGCATGATTTCCTGAACCATGATGCGGACAGCGTTGACGCTTTGTTTGATCTCGTCGAGTGCTTCCTTAATAGCTGTCTTGTCATGAAAATTGGTCAAAACTCGGTCTTTGAATTCATCATGCTTGGCCCGTAGATCTTTAAGATCCTGATGTGTATTTCGTGCATACCATCCAATGATGGCCACAACCAATCCCACCGCAGTGATAGCGATGTACTGCCATACAGCCTCAGGAACCTGATTCATGGCTTGAGGTCATCCTGATGAATGATGGCCGCCAATCCCGCAGCGCCCGTAAACAGGCTTCCAGCGGAGAACAGTACCCATTGCTCCCATGCATTCAACGCAGGGCGCCATTCAGGCGGCATGTGAAGCCAAGTCTGCTGCAATACTTGCCACGTTAGCGCCAGCAGAGCGAAGCGAACCGACCAAATGCGATGCCAAAGATTGGCGTAACTAACCAGCTTCATGCGCTCACCCCTGCCAATGAAAGACCCCTGGTAATCACATCATCCGAATACGGCTGAACACCATTTTCATGGAAGATGATCGCTTTTACTACATTCTTGCAGGTGATATAGGACGTAAGATCAATGCAGCTGTCCGAATCCAGTCCGGTTCGATTTGCCACATCGTTCACATACGAATCCGTATCATTTTCTGATGGAGGCGCCCAGCGGTGAATGGCATCTCGTAAGGTCATAATCCCTTGCGAATGATAGCTATCCATGATCCTGGCAATGGCACGAATGCCCCATTCAGGTGCAATGAACTGACAAAAAGACGGATCGGTCCGTTGATCCGCGGGAACTAGCCCCTGCCAATCATCGCCCCATCGGATATTCCCGGGGTTATTGTTATGGATGCCTCGCGTCATGGACCGGTGTACTCGATATCGATGGAAACCGTATTGGTTGCTACCACGAGCCCTGTAACAGTATCTGTCACGTTGCAAGTCGCCGATCCAAGACAGGAAGGCGTCGTATTGTTGGCGGTTGCCGAAAATACCGTCGTGGCGTTTGTAGGTGTAACGGCGCTGATCGTGTTACCCGTCGTTGTCGTAACCGACCAACTGTAAGTATAGGATCCTGACCCATTGGTCGCCGTTGCAGTTGTGGAATTGGTAATAATCGTTCCTGGGCTAGTGCTTGACCCCAAGACCGAGCTGGGAGACGCAGATGCCTGTAGGAATCCAAAGATGACCCAGGACGATCCATTCCACCGTTTGGCATTCTGGATAGCCTGCCAAACGCTTCCTGTCCACCGCTTGTAGGTGGTGAAGGTTATCCATGAGCTTCCTGACCAACGAGAGAAAGTCATCAGAAGAACCAAAGATCGCCTATGGCGATAGCTGTCGGTGTGGCAGATTGCACAAAGATATGGGGTTGCACCGTTCCGCCATAAGTAAAACTTCCTCCGGCGATAAGATTGCTGGAAAAGTTACCGATGGGCGAATTAACGGAAGTGGCTGCCGTATAGGCGCCTGCATCCGTCAAACTGGAAATGATGACTGAATTGGCACTATTGACCCATTCGACTTCGCCACTTCGTACACGAAGTGTTTTTGACGGCGTTGTTCCACCATTACCATTGAATAATAACCCCGCACCATTCACGTTCGTATTCGTGAGCGTCAGGTTATAGACCGAAGCAGTTTCACTGATCGTCAGTGGCCCCGTCATCGTTCCGCCACTAAAGGGAACGTACGAAGCCAAGGCGGTGGCGATGAAATTGGTCGTTGCCAATTTGCTGCTGTTATCACCCGCAGTGGGCGTAGGTGCCGTTGGTGTTCCTGTAAAAGATGGAGATGCCAATGGAGCAAACCCGGCAATCTGACCCATAGTGGCGTAATCGGTGGCAGCCACACCGTTGGCGCAGTTGGTATGCTTGAATCCATTCATGGGAAGATTGGCGGTTGCCGATCCTTGGCCATCGCGAGTCAGGGTGTTGCCAAACCCATTAGTCACGATGTCATTGGTGTCCGCATCCATGCGCGACGCAGTGATGGGAATGCTATTTGCGGCATCATTGGTCCACGAATAATTTCGGGTAAAGGTGCCAGATCCTGACCAGGGCATAATTAGTGACTCGGCTGTACAGCGCCGCCTAAGGCGGCAGGATTACCCATGAGGCGGGCGGCAAGGGCTTGGCGAATCTTGTCCTGCTGGGCTTTTTGCTGAGCCGCAGTCAACGTATCCAAGGGCTTGGCAGATAAGGCAGCTCGCTGCTCAAGAATCTTGGCTGCGGCGCGTTCATTGGCCTGCGCATTAAGTTCCATCACTGGCTTCACGATGCCTCCCACGACCGGAAGATGCTGGGCGCCCTTAGCCACCAAGGAGGCGACCTTGCTTCCTCCGGCATTGGGAAGGCCCGCCAGCATGTCAAGCGCATTGATGCCTTGTCCTGCCGTTCCAGAAGGGTTATAGGCATTTCGCACGGGAGGTGAGGTCGTCAGGTCGATCGCCCCACGCTGCAAAGCACCTATATAGTTCTGCTGCTCCGGCGTGAACAAAGTCGCCATCTTTTTGGCGCCAATCTTGTCCACCTGCGATTTGAAGGCCGTCCCTGAAAAAGCGCCGGCACCCGTTTCACCGGGTACTTTGGAGACAGCCCCCGAAATCGCCTGTTGCAGCGTCGTCGCACGCAGGCGGTTGAGAATGTCTTGCCCTGCCTGTCCACCCTTGGCCAGTTGATTGATCAGCTGAGAGAGCTGATCGGCATTGCCTTTGTTGAAAACCAGGTTATCCATGATCTTGTCCACCGGCATGCGCGGATCGCCACCCGGCGTATTGGCAAGAATCTTTTGAACACCTCCCTGATCTTCAAACATGGCTGAGCGCTGCTGGCGAAGATTGCGAGCTTGTTCGTAGATATTTCCAGAACCCGCATTGTCCTGCGCCTGATCCACGGCACTCTTGATGCTTTTGATCAAGGGATAATTGTCAGGCGTCGACACATCATTGAGGTATTGCCGGAACCGCTCCGAATCCTGAAATGTCATGGCGCGCGGCAAATCGCCTTCAGTAAGCAGGGGATTGCCCTGCGTATCGACAATCAGGGGCTTCCCCGGAGTCTTTGGCACACCACCAGAAAACTCCTGCAAGCGACCACGAATGCCTTCCAATAGGCCCTTGCCTTCCGCACTTGCCAAGAACTGGGATCGCATGCCGTTCAAGGTATTGGCAATCGGATGGGTGGATACTTTGGGAGCGTTTCCGGCTGCTTCATCCGCCGCCTGATAAGCCGCATTGATCTTGGCTGTCTGCGCCTGATACTGATCCTTGAGATGCGCACGGATATCCTGCCCCATGGCGTGAACATCCGAAGGCGCCTGGCCTGTCATGTCCACGGCACGCTGCGCGGCCTGGGTCAGTTGCTCGTTCTTGGCAAGATCCGCCTGACGAATCGGTGCACCCGCCTTGGCGTTCTGTGCCAGATTGCGCTCAGCCATGGCATCGGAGGCATTGCGCGTCACATCCGCCAACGTGTAGTCCTTGACGCCAAGGGCTTCAAAGGTCATGGCACGGGCTTGCTGTTCGGGCGTCAGATCCTTGAGCGGGCCTGTCTCGAGAGCCTGCTGGACCTGTGGCGGAAGCTGAGAGGAATCGATCGACACATTCCCCTGCGCATCCTTCTTGACCGCATTCATGATGCTAGGTGCGGCCTGCTCCATGGCATCGGAGACATCACCTGCGGCTTGCGGCGCTGTCCGCGATAGCAGTTTGGCAAAGGGACTGGCGATGGCGCTGGCAATCTTCCCGACCACAGGCGGCGCAATGGCACCGACCGCCGCGCCTATGCCAGCTTGCGTCCCAAGAGGCACCTCAGACTGCGGTGAAGCCACCGCAGCAGACGTAGCGCCCGTGAAGGCGTTTTGAGCCACACGCCCCAACGCGGAATCCGCCAGATCGCTTCCAAGGATGCCAGCGCGACCTGCTGGGCCAAGGAGAGATGCACCGCCCGCTCCCACGGCCTCAAGGCCCCGGGTCGCTGCGCCGCCCGCCAAGCCCTGTCCCACGATGCGGCCCCAGTCAATGCCCGGATCAGGCTGTTTACCAGACACCAAGCCGCCCACGGACTGCGGCGTAGCCGCCTGCCGAGCCTGTTCATATTCTGTATCCAGCTGCTTGATGGCATGCATGTAGTCGTCCATGGTCTGGTCGCTGACGACGCCAAGGCGATTGCCGACAAATCCAAGTCCGCCTGTCAGGAAGTCTGCGGCATCATTGATGCCTCGCCATGCGCCACCCATAAGCTTGTCACCCAGGCCGGGATTAGGTCCTGCCTGAATGAAGTTGGCTTGTGAGCGCAAATCCGACAGAAGCTTGTCGTAATGCTGTTGACCTTCCGGCGACAGCGTGGATCGGTATTGATCGGACGCTGTTCCACGTGGAACAACTTGCGCCTGCAGTGCCGTCGATGCCGGGGCAACGCCTTGCGCAAGCATCTGTCCCAAGGGGTCATTGAGCTGCGGGTGCGCCTGCGCCTGTCCTTGCTCCTGCCCCGCGCCGCCAGCTAGCATCTGTCCAATGGGATCATTAAGCTGAGGAGCGCTCTGCTTGGGTTCGCCCTGCTGGAAAGCTTGCGAGACCTTACTTACGTATTCCTGCGTTTTAGGTCCCCAATTCTTTGGATCCGTGCCACCGTGGTAAGCGCGTACCGCGTCATCGACATTGCCATAGCGGCCAATGTTTTCGGCTAGTTGACGCGCCGTGCCTTGGATTGACTGCGCCGGATCGCGTGGATCAATACCGTAGGCTTGTGCAGTCGCGGGGATTTGTTGCCCCAGCCCCGTTGCACCGGTTTCGGCATTATAGGCCTGAGGGTTAAAACTGCTTTCCGTGCCAATGACTGCCCGCAACAACCGTGGATCAAGGTTGTTTTGCTGCGATGCAGCGATAATCAGCGGATCATAATCATTGGCCGACATCGAGCGCCCCCATCGCTGCCAAGGCATTGCGCTTACTGTTTAAGGCCGCGCGCTGTTGCTGAGATAGGCCGCGCACAAAGGTTTGCTGCTGAGCCGGATTCATGGCCTGCAAGCGGTACACGTCGGGGTCGTAGTTCTTGTTCCAATTCGATTCGAACTCACCTAGCGATGCCGGCGCATTGCCATGTGCCTGAAGCCATCGCGTGGCTGCCTGAGACCTCCCAAGATCGGACATACGAAGTCCTACAAGGCTTGGAGTAAGCTCATGGATCGATTCGGGCGCCATGCCGCTATTGGTGATCGAGTGCAACGCTGCATCAAGCGCAGCGTCAGACCGGCCACCATTACGCGTGGCGACCTGTTCGCTATACTTCTGGATGATATCCGCGTTCACCTTGTCCGGGTTATTCGGATCAATGCCCGGAATCATGGAAGCCATTGATTTCCAGTACGCGCCGCGGTCAAAACCCACGCCCGTTTTGGCTTGCGAAGCCGCTTGATCGATCGCGCGGAACGCCTGGATATCAGCGGGCGCATTACGGGCCGCGTCCTGTCCGGCTTGGTAGCGGTCGGTATAGCCCTTGATCAGCGGTTCTGACCCCATAGGAAGCCCAGGTCGGAAACCGCCACCAGACGGCGGCGTATATCCGCCAAAAGCCGAGCCAGGAGGCGTCAAATTACCCGTGCCACCGGCCTGCTGTGCTGCATTAAGGCGCGTGTTATAGACCGGATTGCCATTGGCATCCACGCCAGAAATCACATCGTATTGAGCACCACCGGCCGCCTGGGCGCCTGCTTGCATCTGTCGCACACCAGCTGCACCAGGCAGAGGCGCCACACCCGGAATCTGATTACCAGCGGCGTCATAGATTGGCATGCCACCTTCGGGAATGGGCTGGTTGTAGACGCGGTTGTACGTAACCTGTCCATTAGGGCCGGCCTGCGGGATCATTGTGTAACCGCCAGGGCGACCCTCGGCAGGCGTCATGTAGTTGGCCTTGGCCAAGGCACCCTGGTTAGCCGAAGCAATGTCCTGGCCACCTTGGCGAGCCATCAGGGAGGCTTCCGTAGGCTTATACCAAGGAGAAACAAACTGCTCCGTATATTTGCTCGGATCGCGCATGTAATTGATGGCCGCCATCATCGGAGGAAGCCCAGCCGGATTCATAGGCGAACCGCTCCCAGGAATGTTTCCTTGTCCACTCGGCATAAATCCTTGATTACCCTGCCCGCCCTGGGCTCCTTGACCCCCGCTACCGCCAAACATGCCTTGAATAGCGCCAAACTGCTCCCGTCCCAATTGGCGCTGCGCATCGATTGCATTGCCATAGGCCTTGTTGGCGAGAAGCGCCTGACCAATGCCCGCCAGTCCCGATAGAGGATTCATGCGCGGAACAACACGCATGCCGTTCCAGCCTTCCATGCCCTGTGGGCCGGAAAAGGCCTGCTGTTGCAATGCCTGGGCGATCATCATCTTGCGCTGCGCGTCAAGGTAATCGCCCTGGAATTGCGGGAGGATCGGGAAGGCGTTATCAGCCATATCACATACCCATGGGGAGATTGCCGCGCATGGTGAGCTGCGGCATTTGCGGTGCTGGCTGACGGCCCATCTGCATCAGGGCCTGTGCCAGCATCATCTTCTGTTGCTGACTCATGCCGCCGCCCGGAGTTGCCGAAGTGGCCGCTTGGCCAGCGATGTTCTGTGCCCCCGTCAGGTTGTTTTGCGCCAAGGGATTGTTGGGATCAAATCCCTGACCTTGGCTCTGAAGCAGAGGCGAGCTATACATATCCATCATGATCAGTCACCCAATTGGCTGTAATCGACGGCCTTGAGGCCACCCAAACCGCCCAGCGTCAATACCGCTTCGGGCTGTGTCTTTTCTACCTCTTGCGCCATGACGCCCAAATGCTTGGGTGCATTCGGATGCTCCCAGCCATAGCGATATTCGTATTCGTCATGGCGCCCGATCTTGCGTCCTGTCTTGGCAATGTCCTTTTTCACATCTCGATCGGAGAAAGCCAGCATCGCAGCCATACCCAAAGAACCCAGCGTGGCCCATGTCTGGTTATTTGAGGCGGTTTGCGCATTGGAAGAAGCAAGATTGCCCTGATAGGCATTCCATACATTGCTCGAAAGATCAGCAGTTGGCGCTTGTGCCGTGGCATTGTTGCCATACTGAGGCACATTGATATTGTTCCCCGTGAGGGCTCCCCATGTGGACAATGTCTGATTCTGTAGTGCCTGTTGTTGCTGCAGCGCCTGAAGATTGGCTTGATTCTGGAATTGTCCCGCACCCAGTGATTGGCCGAACAACTGGTTTTGCAGGGCATTGCCCGTCTGCACCGCATTATTGGCAATCTGCGTGTTCTGGAAATCGAACTGGCGCTGCTGGTTATTGATGGCGTTGTTATAGGCTTCCGAACCCTCCGGAATGCCCTCGGCCGCCAATTGCGCCTTGAGATTTTCGCCCTGCTGCTGCTGCTGAGGCTGGTAAAGACTCATTTGCGCATCAAAGGCACTCTTTTGTGCCTGGTTGATCTGGTTTCCGAAATCCGTATTGACGGATGACTGGATCCCCGGAAGACCGCTGGCGTTCATGGGTTTCGCAAGAGATCCCCACGAATTGCCCAAAAGCTGGTTGGCGATCTGGTTGGATGAGGACTGCCCAATCTGCTGCTGGGTCAAGGCCTGCTGCATGATTGGATTTAGCGTCTGATTATTGGTCCAGGCACCGTTGTTGTTGGTCCAGGCCGATGAACCAAACGGCGTATTCTGGTTGTACCGATTCAGACCGGCATTGAATGCCGCCGTCTGCTCGTTCATCTGCGTTTGCGCAGCCGCTGTCGCGTATGGATCAGGCGTCTGCGGCGTGCTTGAGCTTTTGCCCACGGGAGTCTCCGATCCAGCGGCATTCGCGCCGCAACATGCCTAGCATCAGTAAGTCATCGTCGGGCAACCCTTCACGCAACCGGCCTTCAGGGATAAAGCCCAATCGCTCGACCAATGCCAGGCACTTACGGTTCTTGGACGCCACGTAAGCGGTGACTCGTTGGCACTTCAATTGGATAAACGGGTAATTGAAATACACCTTAAGTGCATCCGGCGAGGCCCAAAGCCCCGTCCCAGCTACATTCATGGCGATATCATTACCGCTGAAATGATTGTAAACCACACCGGATACTAATTGTCCATGCCTTTCAAAGCCAATAGCCCGATATTCCTCTCCCCACGTATCCACATGCCGGATACGTGCCTTGACCCATTCACCCACTTTTTCACGGTCAAGGACAATCTTCAAAAGACACCGCCCAGCTGGTAGCCATAATCAATCGCGATCAGTTGCACATTGGAAACGCTGGAAATGGTCCGCAGATTCAGGCTAGCCGCATACCCTACACCGCTAACCGTCTCCCACCCCAGACGAATCACGGCGGTTTGCGACCAGTAAGAGGTATTCCACGGCGCGATATTCCATAACGAAGTTCCTGTGCCAGGGGGCAGTGACAGGGAAGATGTCGGTTGGACCGGTCGATAATCCACGCTCAAGGCATAGGAAATGCCTATAGCGCCATCGGCTGAAATGGTCGGTCTGACCATGGTGTACTGCTTGTTTTGCGCCGGCGCCCCGAAATAGGAATAGGCCGGGGCCAGCAACGTGGTAATGGGAACGCCGGCATCAGTGACCCCGGTATCGCACCACACGACTTTGCCTGCGGTGCCATAGAACAGTTGGTCACCCATTAGCTCATAGCAGGCTGCATTCCAGCCGTTGTAAATCGTCCATGCGCCAGTGATGGTATTCATTACATACTGGTATTGGACCGAGCTTTCGATCTGAGGGACGTTGATCAGTAGCTTATTGCCGATGGGATGAAGGATGACCTGCCAGCCAAAATGCGTATTATAATTTTGGAAGTCGGCATTGATGGCATTACGGATCTTATCCGTCGTCGCAATGGATCCCTGCTTGCGATCGGTCAACATTTCCTGAGACAGCGGAATAAGACCGTCGGCACACATGATCATGACGTCTGAACCGACCTTGCAGTAGCATCGCCGTCCTACTGGGCGGCCCATGCGGAAGACGCCAAGCTGCGACCAGGAGCCCACTTGGGACGGGTCATAGCCCTGATACACCACGACTTCACCTTCCGTGGATACAAAGGCCATGTAGTCCTGAGGACCGGCCACAGTATCCAGAGACCAGGGGAAACAGGTCATCAGGCTGCCGCCAAGCTTGAACAGGCTTGACATGTCGAACAGGGTGGCCGCGCCACCGACAGCATTGACGCCGAGATACCAAACGTGAAACGTACCTTTGGCGACGAAATACAGCCGATTCTTGAAGCTGGTCACCGTGATAAGACTGGTCAGACCATCCGTCACGCCCGTGATGCTGATCGGCGCACTGGCATTTGTGACCGCTTGCCACGTCGTACCATTGTATAGCTGGGGTGCATCCTGGCCATTGACCATATAGAGCCATTGACCCGCGGCATTGGCGAAGTTAACGAATTGCCAGCGCCCCGAGGTGTTTCCAGTGACGACGGGCGCTCCTACCGTCCCCTGTACGGTGGCGTTGTAAATATTGGCGCCGGAGGCAGCAAAGAGTTGTCGTGATCCACTTGCTGGAGAGTAACAAGCCAGGGTTTCCACTTCGCCTGAAATGCCCGTTACCCAATTCTGAGAGCCTTTGCGGACCTGAAGATACCCGGGGAACATCTCCCAATTGGAGATCGCATAGGCGTCTGTGGGCGGCATGTTGGCGATTGATTCGCGCGCATTGAGGCCACCGACCGGTGCAGGGACCGTGGAGGTCTGCGCGATCTGGCGTCGGATGGCAGCGCGATTCGTACGGGCCATTAGCTGCCATATCCGGTATCAGGCACCTGGCTATTGGATAGTAACCTTACCCCGGTCTGCTGGGCATTAACCGGAAGATTACGCACACTCGCCTGTCGCGCCTTGAAGCGATTGATGGAATCCAGCCACATCTGATGCTCTTCGGAATAATCCAAGCCCTTCGCCATGCGAAAGCGCCAGTTAATGCCTAGCATGAACGTGTCATCGTCCAGTACGTAGTAATCCGTATCCGCCTGCCATTTGGCTTGTGGCTGGGCGGCCGAACTCTGACACCAAGCATTAGAGTAATACTCAAGCACCAATTGGTTGGTGTCGTAGGGGATCGGATCGATGAACAACTGATTGTTCATGATGCGGAAGCGGCGTCTCGGTCCAGTTGGCGAAATGCCCGATTTCAATACCTGCCATTCCTGCGCGTCCAGCGGACCGAGAAGCTGCCAACGGAAGCCACGGTCCCATTGGGTCTGCACAATCATGTGCTCGTAATCGGAAGGCAATGCATAAGCCTCCTGGCCAATCGCCATGCTAGCGGACGTATTCGTATTGGCTGCCGTGGTCGACACTACGATTTGCGTCGAGCTGTTGATTGCGGTGACGTAGGTGGGATACGTGAAATCCGTGGCGTTTGAGCCGCCCGAATTGGAGATGACCCATCCTATTTGCGGCGCGATGGAGGGAACTGTCACGAAATTGATGACATTGGATCCTTTCGTGTAAGACACTGTCTGGATGCCCGTGGATTGGACATTGAACAGATACTCCTTGCGGAGCGCCTGCCATCCATAATCACGGGTGGTCATCTTGAATGTTTCAAGACCCTCTCGCTGGGCCAATGCGAGCAACTGGACGGCCTGCTGATCCGAATTTCCAAACAAGGTTGATGGCTGGAGTAAGCCAAGCTCCGCGCATGCCTGCTGCACCATCTGAAGCAACGTAAGCTTGGATGGTGCAGGCGCATTACCCGGAAGCTGAAGGATGATGGTCATGTGCGCACATACCAGCCAGCAACGCTTATGGAAGCGCCATTGGCGCCTGGATAAGTCCCGTCATAAAACGTGATCGTAAGGGTCGTCGTTGCCTGTGACGTTGTCCCTATCACCGCCTTGTTGGAAACACCCGTTTCTTTTCCCGCGATGATCTGCGTGCTTGCAGCCGGCGTTGATGTCACGGTGAACGGCAAGCTGATCGTGATACTTCCTGATCCGGTGCCATTGGTTGTGATGCTACCGGTGGCGCGGATATACACCAGCTTACCCATAAGGATGTAATTGCCGGTCGCCGAGGCGGTCGTCAGAGCACCCGCAGTCGCCGCAATCGTCGGCGTATAACTCACCGCATCCAGCGTCGTCAGCGCTTCCAGCGAGTTTGCGGTAATGTTGGTGACACTCGATGCATTTCCCGAGACGAAATTACTGAAGAAGCGATTAGCAGCAGGCAAGCCACCGGAGTTCCATTCGTACACGGCATACTGAAGGAAACCGATGGTGTCGTAGATCTTATTCTCGGAAATGAAATTGTTCTGACACGATAATCCATAAAGAATCACGCCAGCGCCGCCACCGTTGGTATTCCCAAGGTTAAGCCGATTGCTGTTTTCGATGAGATTACCCTGAACCGTACATGCGGTTACAGGAAGAGATGCCGAGGCAAGAGCAATGCCCGACTTGCCGCAATTGATGATTTTGTTGCCACGGATGATCGCGAAATTGGTACCTGCACCGGACTGACCGGCAAAGGACATGCCAAAGTCTTGAGATGTCGTCGTATCCCACGCAGCAATATTGTCCGTGACTGTGACGTCCTGACTATCAGTCGCATTGATGCCTTCGCGTGTCGTGTTATAGGTCTTGTTTCCCGATACGAGGACACGCTGGCAAAACGCAATACTGATACCAAACACCGTACACAGCGTGACGTAATTATTGGATACCTCATGATCAACACCATTGGCGCATGAAATGCCATGATCGACGCCACCAGGATTGCTCACATAGCAATTCCTAGTACGGCACCGCGCGGCTGAGGCGCCTGCATGCTCAATGCATCGGTTAGCGCAATTGGAAACTGAACTGCGTTCGACCAGGATGTCTGTGCAGTTATTCGTCGAAATACCGACGACACCGCCATTAGGAATCAATAGATCATGGAGATACCCGTTGGCCACGGTATCGAACCGAATGGCATACATCGTTGGGAAGGAAACCTTCGAGACATTGATACTCAATTCACCGATTTCGACATTGCTGGTCGAGCTGCTAGATAGCAGTATGCCATCCGCTGTACCCACGACTGGTTGAAGAACCGATCGTCCCTTGCCTTCCCCCAGCATGACCGTATTGGAAGGGATGGTGACTTGCTGGATGGCATACGTCCCGGCAGGCACAAGGATCTTGCGGCTACACGCCAGCGCATTATTAAAAGCCGTGGTGGAATCGGCAGAACCGGTCGGATCAGCACCGAAATCCAGCACCGACACGACGTCATAGACCTTGGAGCTTAGTTGTCGCGACACACCTCCCGTATAAGACGGGGCAATCGTTTGCTGGACGGGGTCGTCTTCCAGAGGAACATCATTCAATGCATAAGACACATTTAGGTAGGCCACATTGAGTGAATACCTACCATTCGCGGCATAAAAGCTGAACCGACCACTTGCATCCGTCGTCAGCGGATTAGCGGTGATAGTGATTCCGTTGTCGCTGTAAATAGTCGCCAATGCGCCGCCAGGCGACGTAAGCACCGTCACGCTGGCATTGGGAATAGGGGCCAGATTTGTCCCATTCTGGCCCAACACCACGTCATTGTACTTTTGCATTACTTGCTGAACCAGGTCAGTCCGTCGGTCGAGACACAGGTGAAATACTTCATGGCGCCCGCTGCTACGGAAGCCGATGCGCCGCCATCGATCGTACCACCCGTGGGTGGATAGACCGTCAGGCTATTGGCGCCGCGATTGGCGACCGCATATTCATCGAACAAAGCGGTGAAGTTGGGTGCGCCGGTCGTCCCCACCGGCAAGATGACACCCGTGCTAGCCGCAGCCGTGGTAACCAACGTATTGCAGGCACCAATGGCGTAGGCCGTTGCTGCCGAGTTACCCGTGGCCGTCACTGCCGGATCGACATCACCGGAGATATTCGTGGCCTGAAGTGCCGAGAAACCCGAGCCGGTCAACTTCTTGAGAATCGTCATACTTAGTCCTCATGCTTGGGAGGGCGACCACGCCGCTTGGGCGCATCTTCCCCCATACGTTCGGCCATCTCATCAATCTGCTTCTGCATCGCCTCGATCTGTGCCTTGAGCTGATCGTTTTCCTTGGTCAGCTTCATCTCGACCGCATGACCCTTGGCGCTATCAAGCCATACCTGGGCCTGGTCGCGACGCTGGCGGGCTCCGAGCCAATTAAGCGCTGTATCCGGCAACGCGGCCAGCTGCTCCACCGTATGGATATCCATGCGCCTGAAGGCTTGGGCTTCAGATCGCGTAATCACCGACCATTCTTCAATCGGCAAACCGGTGGAGGCTTTCTTGGACTGGTCCTGAAAAGCCGCCCATTGCCGCGGGAATCGCTGGACGTCGGTTGGAACCGTATCCGATGAATCATCCATGCGAAGCTTGGCAGGACGAAACCATTCCTTGGTGCGATCGCCGGGAACGAGAATATGCACCCACGGAATATCCGTGAACACGTCATAGCCGGCTTCTTCGGACAGTTTGGGATCAGGCGAAGGGCTGGGAGCCATGCTGAACTCGACATACAACCCATCATCGGTGCCATGGGTTGCCATGGCGACAGTCGCGCCTCGTGGCATATCGATACGTGCAGCAGCAAAATCAGACATGAGAGCCTCTTAGTTGGAAGAAGGGGGCCCGAAGGCCCCCGGGGGTATTACGTGATAGCGCCCTGGCCAGACGGATACTGCAACAGCACCACGGCCTGTGTGCTGGGAAGTGCCACCGCCGAATTGCCCGAACCCAAGGTCACGCCATTGGTGGTAGAAAACTGCGAGCCTTCCATCTGCTTTCCGGCCACCGCCGTGCCAGAAATGACACCATTGGCCTGCCAGTAGGTCGGCGTATTGGCCGTCGGTGCACCCGAGACATTGGTGATCGCATTGCCCTGTACCTGGAACCAACCCCAGTTAGACGTGGTACCAGCCGATACAGCGACACCAAGCGGCGCACCGGAGTTGGCCGTGCCGGTCCAGGCATTGGCGGTACTGATGACCTGTCCGCTCGACAGGCTTTCGGTGAACTGCACCACTGCACCGGCCGTCAGCGTGGCGCCAAACTTGGCATAGACGAACGTGCCGCCACCCAAGTTGACGTCATAGCCGCGCAGCTCGCCCATGTACTGGGAGTTGCGTCCATAAGTGGAACCACCGTTGAGGATGTTGAACGGGCCCGGGCCGCTCGTGTCGACGATCGACAGATCGACTTCGCCGAGGATCGGATCGTAAGCTACAAATGCCATGATGAGTTCTCCTTATACGCCGAGGACGCCCTGAAGACGACGGTTGCTCACGGTCATATTGCCCGCGAAACCAATCAACTTGACCATCGCGTCCTGGTTCACCGCATAGCGGTCGTCGCCCAGCGGGCTAAAGAAACGATCCACATGCGGACGGAAGTAGATGTAGTCGGTATTGAGGAAGTACATGGTGTTCACCGGAGCGCCACCGCCGAAGCCGCCATCGAGCACGACATCGGAGTTCATGTACTTCAGCACCTGATAGCCTGCGTCGGCCATCTTCGCATCGCCAATGCGCTGGATGCTCTGCAACGATTCCAGATAGAGACGGAAGTAGTTGTTGTCCGCGACGATCAGGTCCGGATGGTCCGCGCCACGCACCAACTGCACCCACAGCTGATTCATGTAGCTCTGGATGTTGGCTGCCGTCGCCGGTGCGCCGCCATTGGTGGCCGACGAGAAGGCGATGTTGCGCCAGAACGCGCCGATCGTGGTCGACGCATCGATACCACCCACCACACCCGTGGACGGGGTCTTGGACACCAGAAGCTGCAAACCGCCAATCTGGCGACCGCCATCGGCCGAACCATCGCTGTAGCAATCCAGCGCGATGTTGTTGGTGATGGTCTTTTCGCCGTTCTTGATGCGGCTCTCAAGCAGGTCGATGATCGCCTCTTCGCCGGCATTCTGGATCATTTCCAGACCAGAGATGGAGATGGCGACCGCTGCCTGTGCGTAGTTGTATTCGGCACCAGTGAACACATCGGACGGCGAGATGTTCAGCGCTTCATAGCCGCTGTAGCGCTTGTAGGTACCGTTCTCGGCGTATTCCAGTTCCTGCACGATCGTACGACCGCCAGAAACGGGCTTGACGTTCTCCTTTTCCTTCAGGCGGAACAGGAGGCCGTTGTTCTTGGTGACGTTATCCGCCAGCTTGCCCGTACGGTTACGCAGGGTCGTGGTGACGATTTCGGTAAGGGTGGTACTCGGGTTGATGAGTGCCATGGGTTGCTCCTAAACGGGTTAATGGTCCTTCAAGGAGGCAAATGCCGCCTTGAGATCATCACGCAAGGAGCCCTTGGATTGAGCGGGCAGCTGTACGCCGGAGGACGTACCACGGACGCTTCCAGAAGCCTTGCGTGCTGCATTGGCCTTGGCTTTCGCCTCTTCCACCCGTTTCGCCTCTGCCTGAGCAAGCTGCTCAGCCTGAAGCGTCGAACGTAGCTCAGGAACGGCCCAAACCGCTTGTTCGTAGGCATCCTCCATCGAGCTTGCACTGTTGTTGGCAAGAAGGGTGCCCATTAGAGCTTGGACCTTCGGATTGCCGAAGTGCACGTGCTTTGGATCTGCCCCAAACGCTGCAATCTGGCCTTCAATACTGGCCTTTTCATTCATCTGAACCGACTGCTCATACTGCTGGCGCCAATCCCGAAGCTCGGATAGCTGCTTTTGCAGGTCCGCTACCTGTGGATCGACCCAGCCTTGTGAACTGGCCGGTTCGGTAATATCAATACCATAAGTCTTGATAGCGCTCAAGATGAGCTGCTTTTTCTGCTCGGGCGAGCCATGACGAAGCACATAGGCCTGATTGAGCAGCGTATTGATCGCTGTCTCCGCTGTCGCGCCTTCCGCCTGGATCATCGGCATGTATGGCTGAAGAACCTGATGCACATTGCGGTAATTCTTGCCCAGCAGGCGGTCTTCATCCTGCGCGGTCATCGCCTTGCGCGTATCCGCCTCATGCTGGCGGATGTAATCCTTTACTTCCTTGGGGAGCGACGACCAATGCTTCTTGTAATCCTGTTTCCAAGACTGCGGAAACGGATCTTCATCCTTGACAGGCTCGACTTTTTGAGGTTCCGATTCTCCGATGACCTGAGTATCGTCAATCTGTATGCCCTCAGACTCAGGAGATAACTCTCCTGCCTTCGCAAAGCGGCCCGCTTCGTCGCGAGTACGCTCGAATACTTCCTTGGATGCCTCTTCAAGTTCTTCACGCAGTGAACGCTCGTTCTCGCTGCTCATGACTGGCTCAATACCTTTTTGGTGGCCTGGATAAGTTCTTTCTTGCAGTCGAAGTCGCCACGGACAGGCCGCGGCTTGTTTTCGACTGAGGGAAGCTCGACGTAATCGTTGCGGCGCAGGAATTCCTTGTGCGCCTTGCGGGAGGTGATATAAGGCCGCTCGCCAGTGCGCTTGTCGACGGCCACCGCCTTGTAAGGTTTGATGTCCTCATTGACCATCGTGGCCGACAGGATGTTTTTCATCCGCTTGCCGTGGCATTCAGGCAGATTCTTCTCACGATCGGCGATCTTGCGAAAGATCTCTTCGACCGCGCCACATTCGACACACTGCACCTCATAGATCGGCATCGGGCTTTTCCTCCGGCTGGGGTGCCACGGTTGCGCCACTGACAACGGCATGATCGCCGCCATTCACCGACGTTTCGTGCGTCTGCTGGTAGATCAAGTCCGCTGTGCCATCGGAGGGGAAATGCTGCGAGCCGATACGGGCTACGGCAATGGCCTTTTCAGCCTCAATGCGGGCTTTCGTGATGGATGCCTCAATTTCCCGGTCGATCTTGTACTTGGCAAGGTCGAACTCGTTCTTTGATTTGATTAGGTCTCGCCGGGCTTCCAGCTCGTTCTCTTGCTGTGCCTGAGCGGCTTGAGCCGCCTGTTCAGCCTGAGCAATGCGGATCTTGGCCTCGGCATCCACCTGGATTTTCTGCATCTCCAATTGCGCCTTCTTGTCGGCGATCTGAAGATCCGTCTGTGCCCGCAGCTGTTCTGACTGCTGCTGTACCTGCGCCTTGACCATCTCTGGGTCAGTCTTGGGCGGGGGCGGTTGCTTGGATAGGTTATCCAGGGTCTGGTCGATGATGCCTTCCAGGCCGCGGGCTTGCGGGAACGATCGCACCGTCCATTTGATGGTCTCCACCATGAGCGGCACCATGGTCGGATTGGTTTCGCCCGCCTGTACGGCCTGCGCAATCATGGGTGCCACGACCTTCATGAACTCCATGCGCTGGGTCTGCATCAGCTCATTGTCATCACCGATGGTTGAATCGGTTTCGATATCCAGACGGAAGGCGCGCATGGCGTTGTTGCGCAACAGGCCTTCCACATCCTCCCATGTCGGCTCGCCCATGAGCTGCATGACTTCTTGAGGCGGCGGTGGAATAGGCGCGCCCTGTTGGGCCGCAGCCTGCATCATCTGGATCTGCTGCTTTTCAGCCTGCGATAGCAGCTTGACACCTGAAATCATGCGCAAGGTCTGCCAACTGAAGTGCTTGGCAATTACCTGACCCTTGATGCGGATGGCATCGCGTACAAAACGTTGTACGTCGTCCTGCACCGATCGTAGGCGGATGGATCCATACTGCCCCTTGATGCGTTCAGCGGTGGCCGTCGAACGGGGGTCATTGGCGCCGCGAAGGATATCCGGCATGCCCGAGACTTCGTACAGATCGTTCTTGATCTGTTCGCGGGCGGCATACATTTCCTTGAGCGCATTGACGACTTGATCCAGCGGGAGCCAGGAAATGACACCTTCCAGCCCCTTAACGCCCATCAATGCCCACTGTTCTACCGGGATTAGCTGGTTTTCCGTGCCCTCGGAGAGAAGCCGGTCAATGCCGGCAGCGGAAGCGTCATAGACGCCTGCCACCTTAATAGCTCGGATAACGGAACTAATGCGCGCGGTGAGCTGGTCAAGCTCTCGGGCCTGGTCCTGGTATTCCGTATAATCAGCGGTCGGGATAATCGAGTCATTGCAGGTTGTCGCCATCAACGGCTTGGGACACGGGAAGAAACCTTCCAGCTTGAGCGGGTCGGGTCGCTTGTCCAAAAACATCGGCATCTTGCGGTGAATCCATACCGCGGTCTTGTTGCGCTTGTCCCACATCTCATAGACGCGGGCTTTCTTCATGCTGTCGGTGATCTTCTCGTCCGCCAGGTTCTTGGGCGAGAAGTCCAAGGGAATGTTGGAGCCCAATTCATATCCAAAGCGCTCTTCACACTCGCTGCGATCGAGATAGACCTCGCGCCAGACCAGATAGACCTCATCCCATGTGCGGGCGACGTTATGGCCGAAGTTCTCCCAGTGAACGTAATCGGTCACCGACTCTTCGTACTCGACTTCTACCCCCTCGTCCATGTCCTCGGACGGATCCGAGCCAACCATCGAGACATCACGCTCGACGTCATCTGCGTCGGCATTGGACGTGATTTCAGGGCCTTCTTCCTTAACCTCTCGATTACCCGCATCGTCCGCATCGTCGTCGCGATCACGGAAATGCGGCACATACCGTTCCCACAGGGTTCCACGACCAGGGAGCAATCGATCAAGCACCGAGCTACGTGCGGAATCGAAGAAGTCGGAGCAATCCATCGAATAAGTAATGGACCGTTCCAGGACTTCGGAGGCAACACGGCCAACGGGGTCTTCATCTTTGAACCTCCGCTCGCACTGTGGCTTGGGGTTCTTGGCGTAACAGGCTGGCAACAACGTTTGGATATTTGACCAGAGGATATTGAACTTGACCTGATCCTCATCCGCCTGACGGCGCTCATCGCGATAACGACGCAAGATCTTGTTGCCGCGCGTTTTCCACTTTTGCGCGTTGCGCTCGTAGACCTCAATCTCAATGACATACGAGGCTACTGCCGGACTGGCAGTAACCGGGGGACCATCGATCGATTCGAGCGAGCCGTCTGCGATTTCAGCCATGGCTTAGAGAATCCACCACTGCGTGCCGTCTGATTGGATCAAGATGAAGGCGTACTGTGCGCTCAAGACATTGGTATTGGCCGCATCGATAAGCTCAGTGCCATTACCCTTGATCGTGACTGCATTGGCCGAGGCGTCGATCTTTTTGAACGCCATAACATGACCAGAAGCCGAAGCAGCCGTGGGAAGCGTAATCGTGAATGCCGCAGTCGTGGCATTGCCAAGAACCGTGAAGTCGGTAACCGTGGCCGTCGTCGTGCCCGTCACCGTACGGATATTCAGCCCAAGGCTTTGAGCCGTCAGCTGAGTGAACGTGGCGGGATTGCCGCCATTCAGGTTGGACGCCGGGGAGCGAAGTGCCATCTCACTGGCCCTCGCCCGGGGTGAGATAGACGCTACCCGTAGCACTGGATCCAACCAAGGCCACAGACGTAACGCCACTACCCTTGCTGAAGATTTCGGTAGCGCCGGCAGGAACGACCATATCGCCTGGCGTACCTGGCGTGGGAAAGGTGGCAACCGCCGTTGAACTGCCGAACTCGACTGCGATGTCCACATTGGACTTATTCACAATGCGAACACAGTTGGCGGCAATTGCCTGGGATGCGGTGAACGTCGCCACCGAATTGGAACCTGTCGGCACGATCGCAATCGTCGACCCAAAGACCGGACTAAACGGCTGGACATTCATCCCATCACCTCAAATTCGCTCGATTTTGACCGATTTTGCACTTTTCGGGGGCCAGAATACATCATTTGCTGTCATTTGGTGCAAAAACTTGGGTTCTTCACGCGGCTCCAACTCTTTAGGATTCTGTACTACTTGGGACAGTATTTCAAAGGCATCGGCCGCGTGGGACGTCCAGTCATGCCTCGGCCGTTCCTTGAATGCCTTCTTGTCCTCGTCAAACTCGAACTGATACTGCTTCAGGGCTTCGATGCCCTCATGGCAGCGCTCGCGATCAAACCAGCACTTCTCTAGCACCTTGCGGGCTGAGGCTATCTGGTTCACATGGGTCGTGGCAGGCACGACGAATGCCTTGACGCCCAGTTCGAACAACTGCTGCACGATCGATCGGCCGCCAGCGGCTAGAAGCTTGTTGTTGCCATCGTGAGGCAGCCAATGCTTGCCATAGCGGTAGGCCTTGGCCTTGAGCAGATCTACGTAATCCTCGATCCGCTCATGATGGCCTTCCACGTAGTCGATGATCCTGACCTCGTTGTAGAGCACCTGGAAGAACCAGATAGCCGTCGCATCCGATAGGCCCAAATCCCACGCTGTATGAACGGGCAATTGAGGATCTATATCGACCGAGGTTATCCGCCCGGCTTTTTCGATGCCTGAAAGCTGTCTTCCATAGACGGCGCCTATGATGGCGGCCTCAAACGAGCATTCCAGCTCCTGCTCGGCCTGGTCCTCCGTCATGGTGTCCCGCATGGACTTCAGCTCTACCGGACTCAGCAACCCCGATTCCGAAGCTCGAAGCACCATATGAAACCAGTCGGTCTCCCGTTGGGCTAGCTGATGAATCCGGTAAAACTCATTGTGTCCTTTGGGTGTGCCGATAAACACGGCCCAGCCCTTGCGATCAGCCAGCGAAGGACGGATGACCTCACCCCAGGCTCTAGGTCGGAAATCCGCAAACTCATCCAGAATGTCCCCGTCAGAGTATTGACCTCGTAGGGCGTCAAGATTGTCGGCGCCAAAGAGACGTATGCGAGCGAGTTTTCCATGGGCGTTCCTGAATTCGACGCTGAGTTCGGATTCATTGACCTTGGGTTGCAAAGCCGCGCTGTATTGCTTGAGGTAATCCCATGCCACCGCCTTGGCCTGGTTGTAGTAAGGCGCGATATAGCGGTAGCGTGGATTCTCTTTGGGACTGGCAAGCGCCCTGGTAATCAGGTCATTGACGCAGGCGACGGTTTTTCCGGCTCTTCGGTGGGCGACGATGCAGCTCCAGCGCTTGTTGCGCAGATGGAACGGCATGAAGGCTCGCCGAGGTTCAAAAGGCACTACTTGTCCAACTCCGTCTGAGGAAGCGGCCAGTCAATCGTGACCTTGGCATCCAGCTTGCCTTCTATCTCGGTGCGATTGAGCTTGGGGGCAGCGTATTCAGCAAGCTTGGCCATCAGGTCGAGAGCGCGTCCCGGGTCAGGCTTGACCCTGTCCGTGCCGTCACCCTCTGCCACCAACGTAAGCCAACGTCCGACGTTTTCAGCGTTGTCTTCCAGAAGCCTACGTACCGTATCCCTGAACTCTGTGTTGGCCTTGTTGGGGCTGCCAACCGGCCTGCCTTTGGGATTTGCCACCTGTCCTTTCTTGAAGGTCATAGGTATTTGTCGTTCAATTGTTAAATGGTGGCAATACTGTACTGTTGAGTTTACTGAACTGGCAAGTTCATTATAGGAGGCGGTGGCCGGTGCTGATCTCCGGCATGCGTTCGACTACCTGACCTAAGTCAGCGGGCCACCCATAGCAGACGTCCCGCCCATCTCGCGCATCAGCCTGCGCATTCACCGCCATACATGAAAGCCTTCGCTGTGCCCCCGATCCCCATCCACCCGGATGACAACCGCCAGAAAAGGCTTTCGTGTGCTACCTATGTCCTGAAGTAGCGGCAGGGTTCTCGTGGCCGGTCTAATTTTCCGAGATGTCATCGCAGTTAACCATTGCGAACTGGAATTCGATGGACCTAAGCGGCTCCGGTCACACCCAGAAACTATGACGCCCGGGCTCTCTCACTGCGGTTAACCTGGGAAGCTTTCATCGAACTAGGAAGATGATTAACTCGAAAGGCGTCTTGCGTCTCTCCAACCTATTATTCTGATGTTCCTTGGGCATCGTCACGTCCAAGGTAATCATCTTCCTAGTGCCCCTAGGGTCGTGAGGGGCCGCACTTATCCTATTGAGAGCCTTAGCCCGGATCAGGCGTTAAACAGGCGAGGGGGTCACCCGGCTCCGATTCGACTCAAAGGGGAGGCTGTATCGGCCCCTCCCATTGCTCAGTGCCTGTCAAGGCATTCAACTCTGTAGCTACCAAGGCCGGCCGAACCGTGGCGCATCCTGTAAACGGTTGTTCCCGCACCGTGACAAGCTGCGTGGATCCATCCGCCGTCTTGACCCAATACATCCCGGCTTGGCTAGGAAGCGATGTGGTCCAGGGCATCCTTGGCATCCTTCACGACAGCATGGAAACGATCCTCAAAGGCTGTGGTGGCTTTCTCAGCCCATGCCAGAGCCTCATTGATGTCTTTGCCTGCACTCAGAGCTGCGGTGAGGCATTTGTCCCACAGGCTCATGCGACCCTGCTCGGTTTCCTCAAGAGTCACTTGACCTTCTTCCCGTAGGGCGTGCGTTCCACATTGAAATTGCCCGAGCCCTGAGGCTGCTTGGCGCCCTTGCCAGGCGTCGGTGCGACCGGCGTGCGCGGTGCGACTCGTTCACCCTTCTTGCCCTGAAGCTCGCGATCTTCTTTCATGTCGGTTCCTTATTTCTTGTAGCCGCCACGCGTGGTGTTGTGGCCGGAGGGAGGATAGCCACCACGACCCTTGAAGTCGCCCTGGCCCTTGGGATACTTGTGCGTCTTGTTTTCCAGCGGACTATCCCGATACGGTGATCGGCTGCCGTCCGGCGGGCAGGAACCACCCGAAGGTGCCTTGTACTCGTTACTTGCCACGATACCCTCCGGATTTTCCGTTGTTGGATTTGGGCGGGTAGCCGCCGGCGCGCTTATCGGCCTTGGCAAACTCTTTGCCGACCGACTGCGGAACACCAGCCTCTTTCGCGAATTTAGGCGAATGATCCACCGCTTCCATGAAATTGTGCTGTTTCTTGGACGTGCTAGGCATAAAACCCCCGCAATTTCCCAAAACCTATCCTACTCACGAAACCGTGATTGCGCAATCACTCTTTGTTGACTGGCGCATCGTCAGGATCCTTGCGTCCCAAGCGGTTGTCCAGCCATGTCAGTACAGCCACATACACTGCCAGGATGCCAAACCCTAGCGCCCACACCACCAGTACCACCACATCTTCCGCCATCGTTGGACACATGATCGGATGTCCTTGCGCGCGTTATACCACCGAAGTTGCCAGGCTTGTCGACGGGTCAAGTGTCTACGCTGAAGCATGGCTACACCGAATGGAACGCAAGCCATGTAACGAAAGAAAACAGGAAGGCTGCCAAAACGACAGCTCCACGCAAGAGATTGTCGCCGTGCTTTTCGATGAACTGCTCGATCGTTTTCATCTTGATTCCCCGTTTTATGGTTGAGCTTGCTCAAGAAGCCGTGAAGAAAATGGCAATGACGCAGCCCACGAAGAATAAGGTGGCCATCCAGTGGAACCATTCCTTATGCCGAATCCATTGCACCAGACTGTGTAGGGCAACGAGCACCAGAAGAATCATGAAGGCGTGAAGAAGGATCATTGCATGCTCCTGAATTTGTAAACGCTATCGGTGATATCGCGATAGTCATGCTGCTCCACGAGGATGAGATAGGCATGGCCATTGTTGCAGTGCGCCACAAGAAAACCTCCAATGTTTTCCAATGTCTCTACAGGCGATGGAAGCGAGCAGACGCGGTAATCAGTAGTTGGATTCATCATAGAATTCCCACATTGGCTTATCGACCACGATCGGGTAGATCGTCACCATGCACCGCGGCCCCATCTCATCCGGCCGCATGCGCATGACGCGAAGATCCCACACCTGCTTGTCGTCCTCCCACGCCACGCCATTCAGAGCGTCGCTGATGCACTTCTCAGCGTTGCCGACGTCGATGCACTTCACGGTGTCGTCCCAAAAGTCAGGATCTTTGCGTGCACGCGCCTTCCAGTCTTTAGGCAGACTTGGATAAACCTTGATCTCCAGCGCCACGCGGCCGTTTGCCTTGCGAACGCCTGCTGCTTTGGCGCGCCATGCCACATCGACACGAAACCGCTTGGCTTCATCGTCCACGTAGGTAATGACCTTTCCTTTCACCACTCGATGGTTCTTGTAGTGGTTGGCGCTTGGAGGGTAGGGCGTTAGGAAGGAGATGTAGCTCATTTCGGCGACTCAGGCAGCGGCATCCAGTGGGTTGGATCGCGGAATAAGCTATCGGCGTCATGCCAGACTCGGTCGTGATCGCTCCATGCACCTACGAAGGTGCTCCATCGTCCTTGTCCATGACGGTGTAGAAGCACGCGTGTCCCATCTCTCGGAGCCGTCTCAATCGGCCTCCACGTGAAGCGCTCGCAGGCTTCGGCCATTTCAAGATAATCGCCAGACGCTTTGTATATGCCTGCTTCATGTAACTGTTGCGCGCGCTTGCGAAGATGCTTCGCCACGTCCTGAATATTCATTGGCCTAGCTCCTTGGTCCACTGAAATGCCGGCAACGTAATCGCCGGCTCGTATTTGTGCCACTCGGCTACTTCGATCTGGCCAGTGGCTAGGTACAGCTTGCAGTGATGGATCACGTCCTCTAGGTCAGCGTGAAGCATCTTGGCTAGTTGCCATGGGTCAACAGGACCGTATGAGAATGCGCGCGCGATCCTCACATTCAGGTCTTCTTCTCCACGATAGGTTGCAGTGATTTTCACGGCGTCTTCTTCTTTCCGATACCACGATGTGAACTGTCTTCGATGGTTGGAACAGGAAGCGGACCGATCCATTCCTGAAGACGCATCTCGCTGAACGTGTTTTGCAGATAGACGGGTTGTCCGATGCGGATGTTTCGACCCTTCGCAAACAACACTTCGACGACGCCTTTCATCTCTTCAGGCCGGTAGTAGTCTTCCCGATGAAGAAACATGATCACATCGCCCTTCTGCTCGATTTCTCCCGATTCACGCAGGTCGGTCATGGTTGGTCGCTTGTCGGCACGCGTGGCCGAGGCTCGGTTGAGCTGCGCCAGCTCCAACACCGGACAATCACACTCCTTTGCCAGCGTCTTGCCGGTTTGCGCGATCACGCCGTAGTCAAACCGGGCGTTCTTCGGATCGACCTCCATGTCATGCATGTGATCGACCACGATCAGGTCCAGCGGCTTTTGCAGATGCGCCCGCTTCGCCCGGGCATACATCTGGCGCGCCGACAGCGTGGGTGTCTCGTCAAGCAGCAAATCACACTCGTTAAGCCGGGCAATCGCTGTCTCCATGCGCGACCAGAAAATATCGGCGTAGGGATGGTTGTCGTCGGGATGCTCCACCCACTCGTAGGGAATCTCGGCCACCATCGCCACGGCGCGGGCCATGACTTCCTCGGCGCCCATCTCGACGCTAAAGAACGCCACGCGGCCACCCCGGAGGGCGGTGAAGACGGCTGCCTGCAGTCCGAAGACCGACTTACCCATCGACGGTCGGGCGCCAACGATGTAAATGGTTTTCTTGCGCAAACCTTTCGTGCAGTCGTTCAGCCCTTTCCACGGCCACGGAAGACCCAGCAAACCCGGTCCGGCCTTGTATCGCTCAAACGCGCTCTGAACGGCTCGCGCGAGGTACCCCTTGGCATGGTCCAGCCCACCCCTCAGCTTGGCCGCCTGCGTCGTTGTGAGGGCGTACACGGCCTGTCCGATGATCGATTGGGAGTCCGCTCCGGGCGCCATGGCCGCTTGGGTCACCGATTGGGCGATGTCCAGCGCCGTCCGAAGCCGCGATTTCTCCACCACGATCTCGGCATGGGCGACCAGGCTGGCCACGCTGGCTGTGTTGTTCGACAGCTCGATCAGGTAGGCGATGCTGTCCAGCCGATCCGCCAGCCCGTTTGCCTGGAACCAGTCACCCAGCGTCACAGGGTCCACCGGGGCACCGCGACCGATCAATCCAACCAGCGCCCGGAAGATCAACCGATGGTCGTCACGGACGAAATCGCCTTCGGTCAGCCAATCGGCGACCTTTGGCAGCTCACCCGGTGCGAGCATGAGCATCCCCAAGACCGCCTGTTCGGCGTCAATGGCCTGGGGCAATACCGGACCCTCCGCATACGCGTCGAACCGCACCACGGAACTCATGCCGATGCCCTCCGCGCCTGCTCACCGGCTGTGGTCAGCTTGCACTCGCCATCCGGCGTGAACCACCACAGCTTGCCCCAGTTCCCTTTCACCGCGTTGCGGAACGTGGCCGGCCAGTTCTTCTGGCGCTTCCGCTTGTTCCGGTAGTCCTCGGCGAAGCGGTCCCACGCCAACTCCAGGAAGTCCATCGGTATCCCCGCCTTCGCGGCGTAGTCGATGATCGGGTCGTCACTCGGGATCGGGTCAACGTCAGCGGGAAGCGAATCCAGCCATGTGTCGATTTCCACCCCTGAAGACTCGGCACGTTTACGTGACGGCTCTTTTTCTATATCTCTTCTCTTCTCTTCTCTAGGGCGTAACGTTACGTCACTAGTTACGTCACTAGTTACGTCACTTTTTTGTGCCAAACGTTCCCGATATCGAGCCTGTCGCTCGGCTGCTTTTGATCGACCCGAGTCGTCAGGTTCAACGTTGTGTTCCTCAAAAAAGTTAGGAAATACAATGCCATTCTCGGTTTCAACCACCCACCCCACGGATGCCATGGCATCCCCAAATCCAGGAAGATCAGCCACGTCATCAATGACTGCGAGCATCATGTCACGAAGCTCCAGGTCATCATTGACACGCTTACCTCGGCGACGCATCACGCCCCATACCGATAACAGCGCTCCACACACAGCGTTACGCGTTACGTTACGCGTTACGGTCATGTCACGCTGCATGTTCTGGTTCACGTAAGCTGCCAGCTCACCCTTTTTGTCCATCAGGACATCAGCTATGGCACAAACCTTCGGATCGCGATAAAGGTCTGTCCGCATCTTGATCCAGTCATAGGCCATGACTACTCGTCCTTCAGGAGCTTTAGCACGGCTCCGCTGTCGGGAATTGTGACGCCCATGCGCTCGCAGAACTTCACCAGGCCGATGGCTCGCTCCGGCTTGTGTGCTTTCAGGTATTCGTCGAACAACTCACGAGCAATGAGACCCACCCGTAGCCGGCTGATGAGATCCGGCTGCCCCACGCGTTCTTTGTCCATGGCTACCCCTGCTTAGCGCTATCGCGCTCGTTCTGCTCAATGCGGTTGGCCTCGATGCACTCCCGTCCGATCCTGGCGATGGCCTGGTCGGTGTCCGAGAGAGTGAACTCAAGGGGCGGTAGGTCTTGGGAGGTTTCCCGGTGGTCGAGGATGAGGCGGGTCATGCTGCGTGCTCCTTTCCCTTCTGCCGCTCCTGCTTGGCCTTCTCGCGCCGATAGATGTTGTAGATGCGATGGCCTGCGGCGTACTGCGGCTCTTTGCTTCGTCCAGCCTTCAGATCGGTGAGCGTGCTGATAGGAACGCCGGTTTTTCCGCTGAGCGCCGTGATGGTCATGCACTCGTGCAGCTCGGTAAGGACTTGCTGCCAATTGATAGTTTCGGACATGAGGTGTTCGGCTCCGGTGTTGGTCGATGGGTTGTGACGATACTCCGTCAAAATATTTTACGCAACCCCGTTGACAACTGGAAACGGATTGCCGTAAAGTCCACATCACCAACCAGCCAATCCCCAGGAGATGACCATGAACGACAAGACCGAGACGCAGAAGGTGGATGTGCTGGCGGTGACTGAGGGTCATGTCATGCGCATCACGGATAAGGCAATGGAAGTGATGGCTCGTCGCGCCAATGCAATGACGGCATACGGTCATTTCACCTCTTCTGACATCGCTGCCACGGTTGCCAACGACCCTACCGGCGATACCGCTCGCTATCTCGCGCAGTTGATTGCATGGGGTATTGAGTGGCTCATCAACTTCCGCGAAATTCCCGACCTTCTTGAAGTGTGGGGATCGGAAAAGGAGATGTGTCATGGGTAAGAACCGATCGAATGCCTTGGCCTACATTGACTCGCTGATTGAATATTTCGACGGTACCGAGTCGACCAATGGACGCAAGTGCATCGAAATTCGCACCGCCATGAACGAGTTGGTGGCTTTCGCTAATAACGTCGCAACCCCTATGAGCGAGCCTCTGAACAGCGTGGCCGGTTCCACAAACAGGGATCGTAGGCGTTATTGGTTGGGCCAACTTCGCAGTGAAGCTCGTGCCCTTATCGCCCGCGTCGGAGGTGCCGCATGAACAACCACGCCCATCCCATCTTCGCCAAGCTTCTCAACACCTTCGGTGGCGCTGCCTATAACGCCGTGGACTTGAGCTATCCAAAGTGCCAGATCACGGTGCCAAGCATTGAGGTCACAATCCACCCCGAGCACTTGGATGCACGCGACGTTTACTTCGACAAGACGGGTTTCATCACCGACGAGCAGGTGCAGCGCGCTTACACGATTCTTGCTGAGCGCCACAGCGACGAACTGGATGCGATTGCGATGGCGATTGTGAAGGGAGAGTTGGTATGAGCGGCCATACGCCAGGACCTTGGTTTGTCAAGTCATATGGTGGTGACCAGTACGTGCGGCATTGGTGTGTCTCTGGCCCTTCCGTCCACATGTATACGTCCAATAAGGCATCACTTCCCGACATGTACCTCATCGCCGCCGCGCCGGATCTGCTTGAGGCACTTAAGAACCTCGAAAACGACGATGGATCTATCCCGAGTCATGCATGGGAAATGGTTCAGAAGGCCATCGCCAAAGCCACCGGAGAGAAGGCATGAGCATCATCTATACCGGAGAAGTTGAGATCGATATTGGCCAAAGCATCCGCGTTCACGCCTTTGACGACGAGCATGGAAATCCATCTGTGCTGGTTACCATCGCCTTTCCACGTGCCAATTTAACATTGCACTTGTCGCCTGAAAATGCCGAATCATTGGCACTCCATCTAAGTCAGGCTTCTGCGATTGCTTCCAAGTCGGGTGAGAAGTCATGACCCGCTCACGCTTCGAAACCACTGTCATCCTCCTCGGCCTGATTGGCGCCGCAATTGTGTGGTGGAGCAAAACTTCATGAGCCGTCGATTCGGTAGAAACCAAAAGCGTCGCATGCGTGACCAAATAGCTGAAATGCAATTGCGCCATGAGCAAGATGAATATCAGGCTTTTTACTTTGGCAAGCGAGAAGGATATATGGAGGCTAGCAAACGCTTTGAGTTGGAAACTACGCATCTTCGACAGCAATTGGAATACGTCACAAAGCGTGCTGTTGAAGCAACCCAGCTTATGCAACCTTCGATATCAATCATTGATGGAAAAATAGATGAGCCATCTAAACCTTGAGGATCTGTCACAGCGCGAGCGAGAGGAAATAGACAAGGCGCTCGCCATGCTTAATCCCTATCTGGCCATGTCCAAGGTGGACTGGTCGATTCCTATGACGAAGGATGAGGACATATGAACAAGAAATTCGAGCTTGTGACGGATAGTTTTATTGAGGTTTTCGGACGCAAGTTATTCCGCATTCGAGCACTCATATCCTTTGGCATCGTGTCAAAGGGTGAGATTGGCGGTTATGTGGAAAAGGAAGACAACATTAGTGAGGATGGCAACGCGTGGGTCTATGGCAACGCGCGGGTCTATGGCGACGCGCGGGTCTATGGCAACGCGCGGGT